GTAATTTTCTGAAAAAAGTTTTCGAAAAGCATTGACATATAGTGCACTATATGATAAAATAATAAATGTCAGGAGGGCAATGAAAACAGAAGCCCACCAAACGGAAGGAAGCAAGAACGATGACCGGCAAAGAAATGGCATTTAGAATGATGAAGGATGGCGCAGAACGAAAAGAAGCCGAAAAGATGTTTGGCCTGAAGTTTGAAGACATGTCTCAGGAACAACGGAGGCTTGCTGCTATAATGCTCGCTGCTTTTGATGGGGTTTGGAATAAGAAATAAAAATGAAGCCCACGCCGGGCGGTCAAAAGCCAGGCAGAAAGGTCGATCAATATGAAAACATATCACAAAGCATTCTATGGCGTCACAGGAAGCATTGAAGACAAGAAGGACGGAACGGCACGCCTCATCATTCGCGACGGCTTCGGCAATAAATGCCATGACAAAATACACAAGAACCGCAAGGCCGCTTTGTCCGCGTGGCGTCGCGCGAATCAGTAAAAGGGGTGACAATATGTGCCAAAAGAACGAAATGCAACCTTTCAAACGCTGCGGAATGTGTCACAAGACTGTTATACAGGTCAAAGACAATGAGGGGAAAGTGCAGAACACTGAGGATATTTTCATCGACAAATGGGGCGGAGAGAGATACTTTTGCAAGGAGTGCATGAAACGAAAAGGAAATCGGCAAATGTGGAAATTTTGAAAGCAGCCCGCGCCGGGCGGGCAAAAGCCCGGCAGAAAGGCCGATTCATGGACTATACAGCAATCGGAAAGCGCGTTCGGATCGCGCGGCACTGGCAGGATATGACGCAGGAACAAGTCGCGGAGCTTATGGGGATCAGCGTTTCGTTTATCGGACACATAGAGCGAGGGACGCGGAAGCTGTCTGTCGAAACGCTGCACGGCTTGTGCACTGTGCTTTGTGTTAGCTCTGATTATTTACTCGGTTTGGAGGATGAAGAAATGCAAGAAAAGAAGTACGCGCCGCAAGAGCGGTATATCAAGGACAATATTCGGCGTTTTGTCCTTAACGTGAACAAGAACACCGAAGCCGACTTGATGGAGCATTTGGAAGGTCAAAAGAATGTGCAAAAATACATCCGCGATCTGATTCGCGCAGACATGGAAAAACAGGGAAGAAAATAACGGAGGGCAGAAACATGCAACACGGCTTGTATCATCACGGCTTGTATCCTTGTCAGCTTGCGGCGCTTAAAAATATCGACCGTTCGACGGATGGTATCAACATGCGTATTGATTTTGTAATGAAGTGCAGAGTTGTCGACAAAAGCCTAAGATCGATTTTTGAACTACCGGACATTATGCGAGAATTGAAGTACGCGGAAGTTAGAACACTCTCGGACGCTTTGACGGAACTGTGCGACGATTGCAAGTACAAAAAAGAGCTTGAAAACATTCGAGAAGATATTAAAAAACGGGGAAAATAACAAGCCGGGCGAAAGCCCGGTTTTTCTTTATGCTGCAAGGCTTTCGGGCTTTGCAGCTTTTTTCGTTGTGCCATTTTCCGTGCACAATTGATGCACAAATAGCGCCATTTTTGACGCACAAATCGCGCACATTTGGCGCTATGGTATTTCCCCGCGCGCCTTTGTATCATGTGGGCAAGTAAATCAAAGGGAAGTGGTGCGGTTGTCTGACGTGGTTTTGGTGGCGCTGGTAGGCGCAGGGGGGAGCGTACTCGGGTCGCTGTTGGGTGTCTTGGCATCTAACAAGCTGACAAACTATCGAATCGAACAGCTTGAGAAGAAAGTCGACAAGCATAACAATTTGATCGACCGAACCTATAAGCTCGAAAAGAAAGTTGATATGCTTTCGCAGCACGTCGACGAACTGCACAGACACGACGAATAAGGAGGGCGCAAAATGATTGACTGGAAAAAGAAGCTCACTTCGAGAAAGTTTTGGACTGCTATCGCTGGCTTTGTCTCTATGCTGATCGTCTTCTTTGGCGGCGCGGAAGAGCTTGCGACACAGGTGACAAGCCTGATCCTCGCGGGCGCGTCGGTGATTGCCTACGTCCTCGCGGAAGGTTTTATCGACGCCAACGCTACCAACACGACCGACACGCCAGACGCGGGCGGTGATGGCGTTGAGTAAAACGGGCGCAGGCTTGGCGAAATGGGCGGAGGATATCCACAAGGCGAAAACACATGTCTACTGGTACGGCACGTACTGCAAACCGTGCACCGATGACCTTCTCGCCGGGAAAACGCGGCAATATCCTTCCCACTATGCAGAGAAGCGACAGGCGACTTACCGGAAGCACATCCAGCAGGGCAAGATCGCGACGGACTGCAACGGCCTGATTGAGGGCTATGCGTGGGAAGAGAACGGCGTCGTCAAGCGGAATCGAAACGATATTCCCGACAGAAGTGCGAGCGGCATGTACAGCGCTGCAAGGTATAAGGGCAAGATCGCGGACGGAATGCCGGAGATTCCCGGCTTGCTTGTATGGACGAAGACAAAGGCGCATGTAGCCGTCTACGTCGGCAACGGCTACGTCTGCGAGGCGCGCGACTTCTCCCACGGCTACCAAAAGAACGCCATGTCGAAGCGTTCCTTCGTGTATTGGGGCGACTACGCTTATATCGACTACACGGCGGAGGAATTCGCGAAGATGAAAGCGGCGGCGGGCGGAAAGTCTTCCAGCAGCACGACCGAAAGCAAACCGGCGACCGGAACGCCCACGATCCGCAAGGGCGACAAGGGCGACGCCGTTCGGGAAATGCAAAACTTGCTTATCAAAGCAGGCTGCAAGCTTCCGAAACACGGCGCGGACGGCCATTGCGGCGACGAAACCGTCGCGGCGATTAAAGCCTTTCAGACGGCGAACAGCTTGACGCCGGACGGCATTTGCGGCGCTCTGACATGGGCGAAGCTCAAGGCCACGACCGGCAGCAATGCACAAAAGCCGACAGAAGTCAAGCCCACGACCAACAGGCCGACAATCCGCAAGGGCAGCAAGGGAAGCGCCGTGCGGGAAATGCAAACGCTGCTTATCAAGGCGGGCTGCTCGCTTCCTCTGCACGGTATAGACGGCGATTGCGGCGACGAAACGGTCGCGGCGATTAAAGCCTTTCAGACGGCGAACAGCTTGAACCCTGACGGCGTTTGCGGCGCTCTGACGTGGGCGAAGCTCGACAAGGTGTGATATGAATGACACCGAAAGAACGGCCACAAAAGCAGGCCGCAAGAGGCCGTAAACCGGCATACGAAACCAACATCAAACCGCAACTTGACGTCGTTCGCCTGATGGCGCAAAACGGCATCTCACAAGCGAAAATGCGGGAAATGCTGGGCGTCTCCCGCCGCACGTGGGAACGTTGCAAAAACGATCATCCCGAATTCCTTGACGCCGTAAACACGCCGCGCGTCGTGAAAGTCAAAAATCACGATCAGGACGTCGCAGAGCTTGAGCAGCAGATGGACAGGATCGCGCGCGGCTTTACGGTCAAGGTCAAAAAGCACTACAAGCTCAAACATGTCGAGTATGACAACGGAAAACGCCTGTCAGAAGACGAAAAGCTTGTCGAGGTTGAGGAAGAACAATATTTCCCGCCGAACTTCCACGCGCTGCGCTTCCTGCTGATGAACTGGGGCGGCTACATGTCCGAACCGGCAGCACAGGCACAACGCGAAAAGGAATTCGAACACAAAAAGGCTATGGACGAAAAAGAACACTGGTAGAGAGGTGTCGGCAATATGGCTGCATTTGGACACAAGAAATGCAGAAGCGAAGTGGAGGTCGTCGAAAAGTCGACGTTCGACGTTCATGCTCACGGCAAGCTCACGCGCGCCGGAAAGATTAGCGGTGTGAGCGCTGAAACGCTTGTAAGCACGGACGCAAACGGAAATCTTCGAGCAAGTAACACGCTCAACGCGAATCTTAGATTTTTCAAACTGCATCTTGACCGCGAAATGACTACTATTTACCCCATCAAAATTCCGGCGAGCGGGTGGAGCACGTCCGCGCCGTATACGCAAGTTGTCACCGTCGACGGTTTGGTTCCGGGCGACGCGCCGATCGTCGATTTGAACATGGGCGCGGCAACGGTAGACAACGCGGCGGACATGGAGGAAGCTTTCGCGAAGATCGGGCGAATCGTGGCCGAAACCGGCAAAATCACGCTGTATTGTTACACGGAAGCGCCGACGATTGACGTCCCGATCCGCCTAAAGGTGGCGCGATGATAACGAATCTCGCAGACTTCTACCGTTCGAAAGAGTGGGAAGCATTCATTCGCATTCTTGCAGCGGAGAGAACGAACGACGAAGGGGATATCATATGCGCGCATTGCGGCGAACCGATCGTCCGCAAGTATGACAGGATAGCGCACCACGTCGAGCATTTGACACTCGGCAACGTGAACGACGTCAACATTGCATTGAATCCGGCGAACATCGTCTTCGTGCATCATCGTTGCCATAACGAGATACACGAGCGTTTCGGATTCGGTACGCCTCAAGCGCGGCACTGCAAAAAGGTCTACGTCGTGCACGGGTCGCCGTGCAGCGGAAAGACGACTTTTGTCCATGAAGTTGCAAGCGCTGGCGACCTTGTCGTCGACATGGATGCAATATGGGCATGTATCAGCGCGCAGAACGGCGTCGACAACCATGCAGGCCACGACGACCGCTTGCGGGCGAACGCGTTCAAAGTGCGCGACTGTATGCTTGATATGGTCAAAACCCGCTTTGGCGAATGGAACAACGCTTATATCATCGGCGGATATCCTCGAATCATGGAGCGGGAGCGCATGGCGACGATTTACGGCGCGGAAATGGTACACATTGACACGCCGAAAGAAATATGCTTGCAGCGAGCTTCCCAACGGCCAAAAGGGTTTGAAAACTACGTAACGGCCTATTGGGATGCATATCAACAATAACGGGGTGATAATATGGGCGATTGCTTTATCACGCGGCGCGGCGGTGCTGTTAGCAGCGGCGGACTGCCGGAATTCACCTATACCGGCACGTATGAGCTTATCGACGACGGAAAGGTCGGAACGGCGCAGAACTGGCGAATCAAATTCAAGACGTCCGGAACGCTGACGTTTTCGAAGCTGGGCAGCGCGAAAAACGGTATCGACGTTTTCCTTGTCGGCGGAGGCGGAAGCGGCGGCGCTGTTGGCACATATACCGGCGGCGCTGGCGGCGGATATACCACGACCAAAAAGGGGATCGCTGTCGAGGCTGGTGTCGGCTATAAAATCGTTATCGGGTCGGGCGCGTCTCTGCCTGAATCCGGCAGCTACGGAAACACGGGCGGAACGTCGTCTTTTAACGGCACGACTGCGACCGCAAGCGGCGGTCAGGGTGCGCAGGACAAGACGGGCGGCAAGGGCGGCACGGGCGGTCAGGCGTACAACGGTACGAATGAGTACACGACGGCGGTCACGGGCGGCACGAACGGCGGAAACGGCGGCAACAGTAACGGCAACCAGTCCAACGCAGGCGGCTCGGGTCAGGGAACGAATACAAGGGAATTCGGCGAAACTTCCGGCGATCTGTATTCGGGCGGCGGTGGCGGCGCTGGAACATATGGTCTTCTTGGCGGTTCTCCGGGCGGCGGTCGTGGCGGCGGCTACGAAAACAGCGCCGGTAACGGCAAGGACTATTACGGCGGCGGAGGCGGAGGCACATACAACACGACAGGCGGCAAGGGCGGCTGTGGCGTTGTTATCATCCGCAACGCGCGGTAAAGGGGTGTCAATATGAATTATGCACTTATTGAGAACGGCGTCGTCGTCAATCTGATTCGCCTGCTTGAATGGAACAGCGCGGATTTTCCCGACGCTGTGCCGGTCGGCGATCTGTCTGTCGCGATTGGCGACACATACGAAGACGGCGCGTTCTATCACGACGGCGCGCGGGTGCGGTCTGCTTTGGAGATCGCGCAGGCGGAGGCGGAGGACATGCGCGCAGCGCTTGAACTGCTGGGGGTGAGCGTATGAGCAAATACCTTGAAGCGGCGAAAGAGATCAGGCGGACAATGGATGCGGCTGGCGCGATGCTTACGGACGAACAGGCGGCGACGGTTGCCTCGCTCTATAAGTCGTGGGACGCTTCCGGCGCTGCATACATCGCAGGCGAGCGCGTGAGATACGACGGCAAGCTGTACAAATGTTTGCAGGATCACACGTCGCAAGATGGATGGACGCCGACCGCTGCGCCGTCTCTGTGGGCGCTTGTGCTGATCCCTGATCCTACTGTCATTCCTGAATGGGTGCAGCCGGACAGCACGAACCCGTATATGACCGGCGACAAGGTGACACACGACGGCAAAACGTGGGTGTCCACTGTCGACAATAACGTTTGGCAACCCGGCGTTTATGGCTGGGACGAAGTGACCGAATAACGGAGGAATTCAGATGATTAAGATTGTGCACAGAACGAGCACGGCCTATCCGTGCGGCGACTATTGCGAAATCCTCGCGGACACCGAAAGCGAAATTCTCGCGCTTGGTGAGGTCGTCAAGGACGACTGTCAGAGTGTAAAGGTCGACGCGGGAAGTATCGCATATACGGCGGGCTATGGCGTTATCTATCAGCTTTCCCCGTCGAAGGTTTGGACGAAAGTTTAATAGGAGGCATGCAGCATGATCAGTATTGCAAATGTAATCGCGCTGATTAAAAAGTTTGGCGGCGGCGGAACTGGCGGCAGCGGCTTGCCGGGTGGCAGTGCGCCAAGTCAGTATATTGTGACTGACAGCAACGGCGCGACCGGATGGGCGGAACGGCTGGCGTGGAAGGAAACAGGAAGAAAGACTTTCGTTGACGGGGTTACTGTTGAATTTGAAAGTTTGGACAATCCTGTTTTAAATCCCTTTGAAGTGTCTTCGTTTGTAGAGGGAGAAACCTACTCGGTTACATGGGACGGGAAATTGTATGAGTGTGTCGCATACATCGCTGAAGGCCCGGAAACTCCAAGTATTGGCAATGGCTCAATTGGTGGTGCAGGGGGCGGCGGTGACGAACCGTTCTTTGTTACGATTTTTGAAGGCGCTGTCATGCTGTTTGCATCAGAAATCGGGACTCACACAATTAGTGTTACAGGTGTTGAAACAACCATCAAGAAACTTGATGAAGAGTTTATGCCCCACAATGATTACGCTCGTGGCGTATATAGATTGAAGATTGAAAACGGGCTGACAACGGAAAAGGAAATTCGTGAGGCTTTGGGTGCTTATATGGGCTCGGCTCATGTACTTCTCAGTAGTATGAAAACGTATAGAACTTATCGTTTGATGGATAACAGTTTTCGTGCGGCAACCGATGCAGACGGGGTACCATATTCGGAAAAAGCAAGTATTATCGTTTTAGAAGCCTCAACCGGAGAAACGGGAATGCTTGTCCTTACGTTCAATGAGGATGAAGGCAACCCGGAACGTGTTGTAACATCGCATGAATTTTCGTCTTATCAAGTCGCATGCTATGGCGCGGCCAAAGTCGGACAGGTTCTTGTTGTTGAAAGTGTTGGAGGGGACGGAAGAGCGGCAAGTTATAAGTGGGTCGATGCTTCCGAATTGCTTTGATTGTTAACAACCTACCAAACAACATATTGCATCCTGCTTCCTTCGAATCAAACGAACCAACGAAAGGCTGGGAGAGCATGCAGGAAGTAAAAATATTTCCGGTGCTCGTGTGGCTGGTTGACTGCTTATTGCTGGCGGTTTACCTTCGCCGCACCCTCCCCCGGCCTTTCAAATAGCAGGCTCAAGGGGGAC